CAAAAGTTTATTCATTAACAGATACAGCAGATAAAGGCGAAGACTATTGCGTAACAATACCTTATATTGTAAATAATGGAGATGTTTATATATTAGATATACAATATAATGACAAGCCAATGGAAGAAACAGAAATTGAATGTACCGAAATGTTAATTAGAAACGAAGTAAATGAAGCAGAGTTTGAAAGCAACAATGGTGGTAGAGGATTTGCACGTAATATTGAAAGACTTTTAAAAGAAAGAGGTTATTATAAAGCAAATATAATAACATATACGCAAAAAGTAAATAAAGAAGCACGTATATTATCAAGTGCTAGTTGGGTATGTAATCATATATTTTTTCCGCCTAATTGGAAAAACAAATATAAAGACGCATACAAAAGTATAAGTTCATTTCAAAAAAAAGGAAAAAACGTACATGATGATATAGAAGATGTATTGGCTGGAATATATGAAAGAGTAGCAAATAAACCAAAAATTGAACTTGGATTTAGACCTATAATATAAATGCAAGAATAAAAAAAATGTGATATACTAACAATGGAGGGAATATGACAAGTTATATAGTTTATACTAACAATAGTCAAAAGTATATTGAAAAACTATTAAAAAGCATATTAGAGCAGATAGACGATACAAAAGACGAATTAATCATAATAGATGATTTAAGCACAGATAACACCGTGCCTTATATCGTAAACACGATAGGATTAAACTTTACGAACGAAGAACATTACAAATTCTATATTAATACAACAAGAAAAGGCAAATGTGAAAGTGTTAAGATGGGTAAACAAATTGCCAAAGGCGATTTTAAGTTTATAATTAATAAGAAAAGGAGGATTAAATTGTGATACAGATAGAAAGTCTAAACGAGTTAAAAGCAACCGATATAAACAAGTTAGTTACATTAATAACACCAGAGTTGAATAAACGTAAAGAACTATATACAAGATACAAAAGAAAACTAAAAGACAGCGATTTAATATTTAATCATAATGGAAAAAATGTGGTTCCATTTGAAAAATATATAATTAATACGTCATCAGGTTATCTTGGTGGAAAAGCACCTAAGTATATTGTAGAAAATACAAGTGATGAAGAAAAACAAGAAATCATTAAAAAGTTATTAAAAAAAGAAGTAGGCAAAGATACATACCAAAAAGAAATGGAAGTATTAATTGACTACATAACAAATTATAATGATGATAGCAACGAACATTACAACCTAGTAAAAAATGTATTATTGACAAGTGCGTGTTATGAAATAATATATGAAAATAATGACAATGAAATAGTTTATAGTTGGTTAGATCCACTACAAACAGTTGCAATATGGGATTATTCAACACCAAGAAACTTAGTTGGATTAGTAAGATATTATACTATATCTAATATAGATGAAACAATAACAGAAGTAGTTGAATTAATAGACAAAACAGGAACACGTACATTTCAAAAAGAATATGACAAAAAAGACAAAGCAAAAGTTAAAGTACACAAAGACGTTGACTTTGTTGAAATTATAAAAAAAGATGGAAATGGCAAAACATTAAACAATAATCATAATTGGAAAGATGTACCAGCAATATGTGTTGAACAAGAAGATGGAACATCATTAATTGAGTGCGTAATTGACTTAATTAAAGATTACGAGCAGTTATTACAAAATAGCGTAAATACATTTCAATATAACGACCAAGCAAAATTAAAAGTTACTGGTTATGCACCAGAAGAACCATTAATGGTAGAAACAACTGATAGTGATGGCAATAAATACTTAATCGAAAACGAAAAACGTAAACAAGAAGATAAACAATTCCTAGAAGCAAAAGTATTTTATACACCAAATAAAGATGGCGATATTGCTTGGATTGAAAAGAATGTAAATGATAGTGCATTCCAAAACGCATTAAAAACATTAATTGATTTAATATTAATGATGACAGGAGTTCCAAATGTTACAGATTTAGGTTTTACAAAAGCCGATAATGCGTCAGCAATAGATAGAAAATTCTTTAACTTAGAACAAATGACAATAGACGTAGTAACACAATTACAAATGGCATATAAAAGACGTTGGGAATTAATATTTGATAGAATTAATCTAAAACATAATACAAAATACGATTTTAGAGATGTTAAAATAGAATTACAAAAGAACTTACCAGCAAATGAAAACGAAGTTGTTGATAGTTGGTTAAAATTACGTGGATTAGTAAGTGATGAAACTATAATTGAAAGATTGCCTTATGGATTAGACGCATTAGTTGAAAAACAAAAAATGGAAGATCAAGAAGAAAGCCAATTAGAAAAAGATTTGAATAGACAAGATAGTTTTAATCAAATTAATCAAGATAAAGAACAAAAAATTGAAAAAAAAGAAGAGTTTGAAGAAAAAGTTGAAGAAAAGGAGTAAAATATGGAAGATGATGTAGTAGAATGGATTACAATTAATCATCAACACGTACCTATTAAAAAGGGAGAAACAAAACGTGAAGTTGCTAGAAACTTTATAAAAAATAAAATGTCAAGAGTAGAAAAAAATAAAGATAAATACGACAAAATAGCAAAATTTAAAAAACGTAAAGAAACAAACAGCAAGTTCGATAATCAAAAATTAAAATATAATGTTAGTAAAGACGGCAATAAATACACAATAGATGACGAACAACGCAGACAAGTAGAAAAGAAAATGGGCATAAATCAACATAGCAAAGAAGTTATGGATTTTGAAGTAAGAGGAAATACTTATATACCAATACGTAAAGGTGAAAATAGACAAGACGTAATAAAAGATTATGAAAAAAGAGAAAATATTAAACATCAAGCAAGAATAAAAGAAGCACAAGATACAGAAAGAGATTTACAAAGTGGCTATCATATAGGAACAAATGATGATGAAGTAATAAAACGAGCAAAAAAAGATAAAGGAAAACTTGTTGATTACGATAGACGAGCAAATCTAATAAAATATGCACAAGAAAACAAAGAACAAATTAATAAATGGGTAAGTGAATATGATGACGAAACGCATAAACGAGTTGGTGAAAAAGTATTAAGACAAGAGCCATTAACAGCAAAAGAATACTTTGGATTTATGGGAAGTGATCCAAAACCAGGTTCCGTAATATTAGAGGAGTTCCCAGATGGAGAAAATGCAGTAGTTGCCAATGATGGCAATTTAGTAAGACAAAGTCGTATTAAAGAATATAATAAAAACCCAAAAGCAAATCAAGACGCAGTTTATAGCCAAAAAGATGATGATGAGTGGGACAGAATATTAGAAGAAGAAAATTCAATTAAAAACTATTCAACCTGGGACGAAAGACACAAAAACGATGTAAACCCATTTAATAAAGAACAAAAAGAAAAAATAGATAAGTTTAAAAAACGCAAAAAGTCAAACAAATAATTGACAAATTGTAAAAAAGTGATATAATTAAATTAAGAAAAGGAGATTATTATGGAAGATAAAGATGGAATTTGGAGGACTATTAGAGGAAGAAGAATATTTATTGCTAGTGGACAATCACTAGGCGAAGCAATGGCAAAGAGTGGCAAGTTTAAAAATTTGACAAGAACAAAGATAAGAGAAACAAAAGACCAATTAAGACAAGAGGATAGATTAAATAAAAGTCAAAAGTATTGGGACAAACAACAAAAAGCAACAAGTAAAGAAAAGTTTAACGCATTAAGAAATAAAGCAGAAAGAGATTATAATAAATTAAGAGCAAGAGATAAAGACGAAGTTGAATATCGTGGAGCCAATCAAGCACCAAAAAATCGTATTAATGAAAATGCACCAATAGACAAAGACGCAAAAACAAGAGTAGATAGAAATATAGACAGATATAGTGAAGCAGATAGACAAGAAATAAGACGTGAAGATTTACAAAGACAAAGACAAGATATACAAAACTTTAAAGCAAAGAAACAAAGTAATGTAAAAATTAAAGAAGGAAACCCTATTCAAGATTTAGCAGATGAAAGAATAAAAGAAAAACAAAACACATTAAATAATGACAAAGCAATTTTAGAAGGAATGAAAAGAAAAGGACTTAAAGAAGTTGGTGGCTATACACAAAAAGATTATGAAAATAGAATAAAGAAAAATGAAGAATATTTAAAACAAAGTAATAATAAGATAGAAACAATATCACAAGAAGAATATGATAAAATGCCAAAAGATTATAAAGGCACATTAAAAGAATTAGTAGAAACAAGAGAAAAAATGGGCGATAAAGACATTAGGTCATTTTATGAAAATAAAGGATTTGATGTTGAAAATGACAAAACAATAATGCGTTTAGAAAAAGAAGGAACAACATTAAGACCAGTTAAAATTGATAAACAAAGTAATAATAAAGTAGATAATGAATATCATTTTGCAGGTGAAGAATTATATAGTGATGACCCACGCAGATATGATGATACGATAAAATCAGCACAAGCAAGAAAAGAAAAATTTAAAGCAGACGCTAATTTCAAAAAAGAAAATCATTTAGGCTGGGGAGATTATAATAAAGATGGTGTGCCAGTTTATGACAATGATATTAATTACAAAGGCGATTTTGGTTGGGCTAATTTAAAATCATTAACTGATGATGATTTAACAAAAGCATTAAACGTACAAAGTGAAGAATACCACAAAGCAATGGGTGAAAGTGTTGGAGATTTACGAACAAGAAATGGACGTATGAATAAAATATTTAAAAACGCAAAAGTTGGAAAATATGAAAAAGGTATGAATAAACTTAATGAAGAAATGCAAAAAAGAAATATGCCTAGATACAATATTTATGACAAGAAAAACCCTAATAATATTTTAGTGTCATCTCCAACAAAAGAAATGGCAGACAAACAAATTCAAGATATGTATAAAACTGATATGGCGTTGCAAAAAGAATATGGTTGGAAAGAATTGCCTAGGTATGATTATAGAGTTGGAAAAGTAGATGAAAATTTAAAAGAAATAAAAGAAACAATAAAAAGATATAAACAAAGAAAAGGCAAGTAATTGCCTTTTTTTATGTTATAATGTAAGTGAGGTGTTGTATGAACGAAAAGATAAAAGATTTCTGGAAAAACATAGATAAAGAAATAAAAAAATTTGATGGCAAGTTTAAATATGATATTAAACAACGTATAACACGCATTATACGTGAATTTAACATTAGTCGTGATAATTTATACGAATATCTAAATAAAGACGATTTAACGCTATTTAAAAGCGAATTACAAGATAGCAAAAACGACAATATGAGTGATGTATTAAAGTTTAAAATTGACAAGATGTTAAACAGAACAAAAATTAAGTATTGGGAAGCATTACAATTATTAATTAACATAGCATATTTTCAAATGTTTAATGGATCAAAGAAATTTGAAGATGAAATAATTAATGCAACAATGATTTATACAAGCGAATTTTACCAAAGAATAAGTTATGATATATTAAAGCCAAAACACAAATTTAAAATGTGGCCATTTCCTAATCACATAATACCACATTTAATGTCAACACCATTGTATTTAGGTTATAATTGGTTAGAATATCAACAAAGTTTAATAGATTATAACGCAAATAAAAATTACAGAAAAATAGTTATTGGAATAGCACAAGATCATTTTGATATAAATACATATACAAAGACTTTTGAAATTGAACGTAAACGCTATATAACAGCGTTAGACAACGAAATAGCAAGTATGAGTAGTCAAGTAGCATTATGGGGAATGGAAAAGCAAGGCGTAGAAAAAGTGCAATATGTAGCAGTAATGGACGAAAGAACAACAAGAATATGTCAAAGTATGGACAGACAAGTATTTAGTATAAAAGATAAAAACGTATATTTTAGATACATAAACAACAATGATGTAAAAATGTCAAAATACGAAACAATAGGATTAAAAGTTGGAGAAAATTGCCCAGCGCTCCATATATCGTGTAGGTCTGTCTTGTTTCCATATCGTTAAAATGTTATAATATAAATATGGGGTGAAATATGGAAATTTGGAAAGATATAAAAGATTATGAAGGTTTTTATCAAATAAGTAATTTTGGTAGAATTAAAAGTTTACAAAGATATAAACAAAATCATTCAAAATTACAATTAGTTCCAGAAAAAATAATATCAGTTCATAAACAATATAGAAAAAATGATAATGAATATTTAAACGTAGTATTAAATAAAAATAGTAAAGAAAAAAATAAATTTGTTCACAGATTAGTAGCACAAGCATTTTTAGAAAATTATGATGAAAAATTACAAGTGAACCATAAAAATGGAATAAAATATGATAATAGAGTTGAAAATCTCGAAATGGTAACACAAAGTGAAAATATTAGACATTCAATAGATGTATTAAAAAGAAAAACAAATGGTAAAGCAATTTTGCAGTATGACCTAGAAAACAATTTTATAAGAGAATATGAAAGTGCGTGTGTGGCTAGTAGAGAAACAAGAATATGTCGCAGTTGTATTAATGATTGTTGTAGAAATAGAAAAAAACATAAAACAGCAGGTGGCTATATTTGGAAATTCAAATAGCGTATTATACCCATATCGTGTAAATTAAAGTTGCATTTCTAAAAAGATATGATATAATGTAATTGTAGGCAAGACTATTTTAAAAGTTTAAGGATTTTTTTTCATTCTTCTTCCTTGCCTACGATTTCAACCCCTTTTAATCTTTTAGTGGATTAAGGAAAAGCAAGTATCACTTGCTTTTTTTGTGTTTGACAACATATAAAAATAATGTTATGATTAAAGTGTCATAATTGAACGCATGAAATTATCGTAACGAAACAAAATGGCAAGTACATATTGGGGCGTGAAAGTAACTAGGCGGGCGAGGAGGAAAAATGGACGAAAATATTGAAAATGTTGTTGAAGGTGAAGAACCAAAGACAATGACTTTTGACGAAGTATTGGCAAGTAATAAGGAATATCAAAGCGAATTTGATAGACGACTTGCAAAGTCAAATAATAGTTTCTTGGAAACTAAAAAAGCAGAGTGGGAAAAGGAATACAATGAAAAGTTGGAACGTGAAAAAAGCGAAGCCGAGAAATTGGCAAAGATGAACACGGAACAACAATTAAACTACAAGATCGAACAGTTGGAAAACGAATTAAAAGATAGAGATAGCAAATTAAATGCTAGTCAATTAAAAGATACAACAAGCAAGATTTTGTATGAAAAAGGTATTCCTAGTTCATATTTAAGTATGTTTGATTTTGCAAAGGAAACAGCCGAAACGATCAATTCAAAAGTAGAAATGTTATCAAACATAAGAAGTCAAGATTTGGAAGATAGTTTAAATCGTAGTCTAAGACAAGAAAGTCCAAGATACGTTAAACAACAAGAAGATGAAATTGACCCTTATGTTGAAGGATTTATGAGTGAATTTTAGGAGGAAAAGTGATTAATTTAGTTACAAAGTTTAGTCCACTTGTAGATGAAAGATTTGAGGTTGAAAGTAAAACATCATTAGTTACTAACAAGGATTATGATTTTGTTGGTTCAAAATCAATTAAAATTTATTCTGTTGATACAGCAGAAATGAATGATTATGGTAGAAATGCAACAATCAGTAATGATGAAAGCAATTCTCACGTATTATCAAGATATGGTGTTATTAAAGATTTAGGAACATCAATTCAAGAAGTATCAATGGAAAGAGATAGAAGTTTCATTTTTGCTATTGATAAGATGGACGAGGACGAAACACTTAAAGCATTAAATGCTGGTTCTGCATTAGCACGTCAACTACGTGAAGTTGTAATTCCAGAAGTAGACGCATATACTTATGGAAAAATTGCAAGTGGTGCAGGAAAGAAAGTATATTCTCAATCTATCACAAAATCAAATGCTTATGAAAAATTAACTGACGCAACAGAATGGTTAGATGAAAAGAAAGTTCCAGTTGAAGGACGTGTTGCTATTGTTACTCCAACTTTCTACAAACTATTAAAACAAGACAGCAACGCTGTATTAGAAACAGAAGTTGGACAAGATATGCGTATTAAAGGTGTAATTGCTAATATGGACGGAATGGTAGTTCAAAAAGTTATTAGTTCACTATTACCAGAAAATGTAAACTTCATTATTACACACAAAGTTGCAACTACACAAGCAATTAAATTAGCAGAATATAACGTAATTGACGGTGGTGCATTAGCAAGTGGTAATATCGTTAAAGGACGTATTTACTACACAGCATTTGTACGTAATAACAAGAAAGACGCAATTTACGTAAGTTATTCTGGAAGTCAACCAGCAAGTCTATAATTGATAAGGAGGGCATTATATGTTAGAAAAAATAATTAGACAATTAGGCGATAATTATGATAGACAAGACAATCAAGTATTAGTTGACTTGATTGAAGAAACAACATATAGTGCCTTATCTTTTGCAAATAAAACTAAAAGTGATGATTTAGAAGATATTATAGCAAGATGTGTAATAGCACGTTATTTACAACGTGGTGGAGAAGGCAGTACATCCTTAAATGAAATGGGAAAGAGTACATCATTTTACGACCCTATCGAAAGAATGCAAAAAGAAATAATCTTGCAGAATAAGAGGCGTATATGCTAATAAAAAATCTTAATAAAGCGATATTAAAAAAAGCAGTAAAAGAAAAAGCCAGTACAGGTAATTTAGTAAATACAAGTTATGACACAATAAAAGAATATCGCATACAAGAACAAATTTTACAAGATGAAGTTACAAGCACAATTTATGGTAGTGATGTAAATAAGATGATACGTATTGCAAGTCCATTGCATGACTTAGAAAATTATTTAATGCCCAAAGTTGATAATAAAGAAGATAATATAAGTTTGTATTATATTTTTTATAAAAACAGACAATATAAAATAGTTGCAGTACGTGATTATTATATTGATTTAAGGTTAGTATGAAAAACATTAAAGATTTGTCAAATGATATAAAACATAAAGCAGATATAATTGACAAAGTCGTAGCAAAGGCACAAAGAATAGTAGCAAATAAATTATGTAATGATATTAAAAGTTTAGCACCAGCAAAAACTGGATTATATCGTGAAAGTATAAATGTATCACCAACAACCATAGAAAACAATGTTATAAAGACATTTGTAGGAACTGATTATACAGTAGGGCCAACAAAATGGACAGAAGGTAGAACATTTAATCTAGGTTATTTATTAGAACACGGAACATACCCACACGCAATACCTAACGCTTTTGGATTTGGATTGTATTTTGGTTATACAGATGAAAATGGAATATATCGTAAAGGAACATTAGATCCAGATTGGCACCCAGGATCATTAGCACAACCACATTTTTCAATCGCATTAGAAAAGAATAAAAAGTTTTATAAAGATAAGATAAAAGAAGTGAGGAGGCAAATATGAGTTTACGACAATTTATTCAATCTAAATTGGAAGAAATTACGGACATTGACGTAGGCACAGAATTGCCAGATGATATGCTAGTAGATAATCAAGTATATTTTAGTTATTTGTTACAAACATCATTTAATGATAGTGATTTCGATAAAAATTACACATATGATGTAACTATAATAGGTTATTTAAAATTAAAATCGTCAGTAGATATAGATAGTTTAAGTGTAATTGATAATGCACAAAAAAAACTAAAAAATAAATTAAAAGAAATTAATTTCAAAGCAAGTTTTAATGATGTGTCTATCATAGATAACATAAGAAAAGTACAAGTAACAGCACACGCTAGATACAATGAAATTAATAATGGAATATTATAAAGGAGGAAAAAATGAACGAAACTTCAAATGATTTCGAGAAGAACTATCACGCATATAACGGTAGTAAGTTAGAATATTCATCAAGTGAAAGTGGTTTTTATGCTAGAATACCAGGATTACGTAACATTCCAGACATTGGTGGTGAACCTAACAAAATTGATACAACCGACTTAGATAACACGGAATACGAAACAAATATGTATGGTTTAAAACCAGCCCAAGCATATAGTTTTGAATTTAATATGCAAGATCCATCAGCAGAAGCAAATATAAAGTTAGCAAGTGATTTAGAGGACGCAGATACATATTATTGGTTTAAACTAACTTATGCAAATGGAATTGAAATAAAATTTGAAAGTAAAGTAAAAACTACAATACTTGGTGGAAATAGTGGTGATTTAATAGGATTTCAAATGCACCTAGCACCAAAGAATGAACCAGAAAGAACAATACCAACAAGTGCAAGTTTATAAAAGGGTTGGGTTAAAAGCCCTACCCTTATTTTTTTAGAAAGAGAGAAAAGATTATGAATTATTATGTATATGAATATACGAATAAAGAGGGAGAGAAAAAAGAATTACATTTAAGATTAACAAGTAGTGATAGTATAGAAATTGAAACTAAGGAAAAGAAAAGTATTACATCTTATCTACAAGAAGAAAGTATGACAATGATGGTAACACTTTTAAGATATTTACGTAAATGGGAAGATAAAAACTTTTCATTTAATCAAGCACAACAATTATATGATGAATTAATTGATAGTGGTATGTCTTTAAAACGTATATTGCGAGATGTTATTTATGAAGCATTAGTGGTATCAGGTTTTTTAGAAAAAGAGGATTGGGAGGAGATGAAGAAAATAGACAGCAAAATGAAGGAAGAAACCAAGAAAATTTTATCACAGGAATAATATATGCTTTTTATGAAAAATTATTAGAATTAGGTTATTTACATAAAGATTTATATGAAATGACATTAAAAGAATTAGAAAGCACATTAGAAAATAGAAAAAGAGGAATAGGTTATGCTATTTATAATTTGGCAATATTAACACATAGTCCATTTGCAAAGAATTTCCCAACTAAACCAGAGGACGCTTGTCCAGCATACTTTCCTATTCAAAAAGGCATTAAAATGCCAGACTTTTTGTTAGACAAAGCAATAAAAAGAGGTGTATTATGAAAGAAGAATATGGTTATGTATTAACAGCAGATACAAGTAAATTTAAAGCAAAAATTAAAGAAGCAGGGCAATTTATAAAAGCATTTGGGCAAGGCGTAAAAGAAAATTTTAGTGAACAAGTTGAACGTTCGTTTAACGAAGATTTTAAATTTGGTGATAGAGATTATCAAAAAAGAATAGATTATATTAAAGATAAAATGGACGCTGTAACAGACCAAATTAATGCTATAAAACTTGGTGGCAAAGAAGGTAATTTAGAAGAATTAGAAGCAGAATACGATAGATTAAACGATAAATTAGAAAAACTAACACGTTATCAAAAAGAATATAATGGTGAATTAGAAGAAGCAGATGATAAAGCAAGTGGAATGTCAATAAATCTTGGTGCAATGTTTGATAAAAGCATTGGAAAGATTAAAAGATTTACGTTTTACTTATTAGGTGCAAGAAGTATATTTAGTTTGTTTATGAAATATCAGGGCATTTATTATCAATATAATGAACAAATGCAATATCAAAGTGAATTATCACAAAATGCAATAGCATTAAGTTTAGCACCAGCATTTGAATTTTTAGGAAATGTAATTGCATACGCTAGTATTGCCTTTGCAAAATTTATTGAATTATTAACAGGCGTAAATATATTATCAAAAGTATCAACAAAAGGCATTAGAGATTACAATAAATCATTAAAAGAAAGTCAATCATTATTAAGTGGTATTGATGAAATTACTAATTTAACATTGCCAGGAAGTTCTGGATTAGCAAGTCAATATAAAGCATTAAATGACTTTCAAAAAAAGGTAGCAGAAGTAGAAAAGTTTTTTAAAGAAAACAAATGGATCCAATCACTTGTAGATGGACTAAAAAAAGTATGGGATTGGTTACAAAGAGGTTATGATTACATTAAACAACATTGGGACGTGTTTAAATACATAATTGGTGGAGTAGCATTAACTACATTTTTAGGATTTGCATTAACTGGTGCAGGAGTAGGAACAATGGCATTAATAGCAACATTATCTATATTAGGAGTAGCAGGTGCATTAGAAGAAATAGAAAGATTAAAAAAATCAGTTCACGATATGAAAAAAAATGAATTAGATGGTTGGCCAAAAGTGTTTGACGCAATAATAGAAAGAATAAAAAAATGTGAAAAAGGAACAATCGAATGGGACAAACAAGCGTCAATGTTACACGATAGCACATATAGTATATTAAAAAATATTGCAAGTGGTAAATTATCTTATGAAGAATATGGACCAGTTGTTGATGAATTACTTGAAAAATTACAAGGATTAGATGATGAAGAATTTGAAGCAGATATAGAATTGTTATTACAAACTAAAACCGCAAAAGAAGATTATGATAGATTTTATAAGTCAATAAACAATAGACAAGTTCAATTAAACGTAAAAACAGTATTTGGTGGTGTTATTAGTGGTACACAAGAGGTAGGTACAACATTAATGAAAAACATAGCAAAAGCATTAGGAATAAAGGGCTTTGCAACAGGTTTAGATTATGTCCCATACGATAACTACCCAGCAATTTTGCATAAAGGTGAAGCAGTAGTACCAGCAAAATACAATCCAGAAATTCATGGAATGGGAAATGATTATACAAATAGTTTATTAGAAACATTAATTGTTAAAATGGACAACTTAGCAAATAGACCAAATGTATTTGAAATAGATGGACAAAAATTTGCAAATGCAACATATAATTTATATGACAATGCACGAGAAAGACAAAATTATGTGGAAGGAGTAGTGAGATAATGGACACAGGATTAATTACAGCATATTATAATGGATCATGGGTAAAATTACCTACTCCAAGCGAATATAACCCATCATATACACACGTAGAAAATAGTTATAGAGATGTAAATGGTAAATTACATAGAGATATAAAACGAAAGAACTTAGCCAAAGTAGAATGTGGTTGGAACGCATTAGATGACACACAAATAGCATTTTTACAAAGTTTATATTCATTAAATAATTTTGATCTAAGATTTACAGATAACTTTGGAAATCGAGTTACAAAAAAAGTATATGCAGGACCACTTGAAAAGAAAAGTGCAATACAAAACAAAACAACATTAAAAATAATATTGTCAACAGATATAGCAATGAATTTTATAGAGGTGTAATATGATTAGTATGCCTACAAGTACAAAAAATCAATACAAAGATTTTGAAAGAGAAATTAGCGTATATGGTAATTTGTATCTAGCGAAAAAAAGATTAACAAAAAACTTGTTTAATCCATTTACAACACATTATGATACAAATACAACAACGTCAATAAGTAATAATGAAATTATAACGTCATCTTATAGTAGTAGTATTGGAAATTCAAATGCTTATTTAAGATTTCCTATTACATTAAAAGCAAACACAGATTATACTTTTAAAATGAAATATACAAGAACTGATACAACAATTAATGGTGGAATAGGTATAAGAACAGGTGTATCTGGTGGAACTTGGATTGCTTCATTAACTGGAATAAATGACGCAAGTGGAACAAAAACACTAACATTTAATAGTGGAGAGTACACAACATTATATGTATGGTTTTATTTAAAAAATGCTTCAACAACACAAGCAGTTGATACAACATTTACATTTACCGAAGTAATGTTAAATGAAGGCACAACAGCATTACCATTTGAATATTATGGCAGATATGCTTATGACTACACAGAATTTCCATTAACAGAAGAAAACGAAGCAAAAATATTAAGTTTTAATATTGATGAAAAATGTGATGTGTATTATACAAGTTTGCCATACAATACTATGACTATTGAAGTTGATAATGAAAAAGGTTATTTTACAGACTATGACCCAGATAGTATTGTAAATAAATTAAATACTGATTGCTACGTAAGACTATATATAAAAATAAATAATGACAATTATTACGAAATTATGAGAATGAATTTTGATAAAATTTCATATAGTGATTACGAAAAAGCAAGATTAAGTTTTTCATCTAGTATAGCAAAATTAAAAAATTTGCCATTAAGAGATAGACGTGAAGAAGATTTTACAACATCATCTTGGAGTAGAACAAGAATAAGATTATGGCTAATGCAAAATTATAACATTTCATTTAGTTATGATAACAATGTTACAACATTAAATTCTACACGAGAAAAAGCAAGTAGTGTAGAAAATATATTATTATTATCTGGAACATATTATGGAACATTACAAAATGCAGTAATAACAACTAATGACACACAAAATAATATAAGATTAAAGAAGTGGAAATCAACAGCAGATGACACGATAACAAAAGATTATGAATTAGAAAAACCTATTGTAAAAAGAGAAAATAGTTATGATGGTGTAAAGCACACATACAAACATAATCCAACATTTCAACAATCAAATGAAACATATACACGTGTTATAAATGGAACATTAACTACAATAAATGAAGCATTAGTTGTATATGATAACAATTATAAATTATCAACAATAACAAGTAGTGATGTAACAATAACAGGTAATCCAACATTAGAAGTAAGCACATATTTAGCAAATGCTTTTATTGTAATTTTAAAATTAACAGGAAATATAGGTGATGAATATACAATAACAATTAATAAAGATAATATATACAAAAAAATAAGCGATACATTAACAACACGTTATTTAGGAAACACTAATGAGAATGCAAAGATCTTAACAATTAATGAAGAAGCACCATTAGACTTTACATATTATAATTTAATCTTAAATGAAAAGAAAATTAAATCATATATTGAAGCACAAATTATTGGATTACCATATTTGGAATTAGGAGACGCAGTAGAAATTGAAACAGACAATGCAAATGTTTTGACAACAATAAGTGAAATAGAAATGAATTTTGATGGTGGTTTAACAATGACTATTAAAGGTTATGAATTAGGTTGGGACGCATTATTTCCAAGTGATACGTTATACCCTAGTGATGATTTATACCCTAATACACCAATCGAATAAAGGAGGAATAAATGAATAAAATAACTTTTGTAAATGGACAAGAACCAGCAATCAATGGCAACAACTTAAATTTAATGCAAACAAATGCAGAAAATGCCATAGCAACAGCAAAAAGTGAAGCAATATCAAGTGCAAGTGCAGACGCAACATCAAAAGACAATACGGTTTTATCAACATTAAGAAGTGAAATAGCAACAGCACAATCAAATGCAACAGGAACAGCACAAACATATACAGATAATAAAGTAAAAAATGGAACATTAACAATACAAAAAAATGGTAGCACCGTAGCAACATTTAGTGCTAATCAAAGTTCAAATGCAACAGCCAATATAACGGTGCCAACAGTAAACAATGCAACATTAACTATTCAAAAAAATGGATCAAGCGTAGCAACATTTACAGCAAATGCTAGTTCAAACGTAACAGCAAATATTAGTGTTCCTAATATAACTTATGGAACAAGTTTACCAAGTTCTGCAACAAATGGAGATATATTTATTTTGTATAGTTAGGTGATATTGTGAAAAAATTAAAATTAAACATTCAATTATTTGGTGTATCGACAACATTAACAAATGCAAGAGTAAGTGTAGATGTCGACAATAACCAAGAAGTACAAAGAATAACCTTTACGGTTAAAAGAACAAGTGGTACAACATATTGGCAAGATAACAAAACATTAACATTTAAACTAAAATATTATAATGATAACAACACACAAACTACATTAACTAAAACAACACAATTTAACTTTCCTAGTGGTTCTGTTGGTGCGACAAAAAGCACGTATGTAGATTTTACAGTACCACATAAAGATGATGGTACACAAACAATAGATTATGAAGCGTCAATTAGTACAGGAACAAGTGCAGGAACATTAAATCCAAAACAAACAGGAGTACAACTAGAAACAATACAAAGATATAGTGTTAGAATAAGAGTTAGTGGTTCGTGGAGAAATGGAATACCTTATGTTAGAGTAAATGGTGTATGGAAAAAAGGTGTCGCTTATACAAGAGTAAGTGGCAGTTGGAAGAAAGGAACTTAATATGAATAAATTATGGTTAAAATGTGCAGGAATTAGAGCATTAAAAACATTATGTCAAACAGCAATAGCAAGTATAGGAACAAGTGCAACATTAGGACAAATTGATTGGGTATTTGTTGCTAGTACAAGTGTACTATCAGCAATACTTTCTATATTAACGTCAATAGCAGGATTACCAGAAGTTGAAATGAGGGAAGAAAATGAGTAAAGTTTACACAGCAGAAGAATTTATAAAAAAATTAAAATGGTTAGTAAATGATGTTCCTAATTATTATTATTCTGGTAAATTATGGTTAGATTACAACAAAGATAATAAAAAATTTAGAATGGATTGTGTGCTTTCTGTAAAAGGAATTTTATGGGGATTTAAAGCAGACAAATCAAAAAGTCGTGGTGGGGCAATATATGAAAGTAATGGCGTAGATGATTTTTCTTGTAATGGTGCATTAAATTATTGTAGTAATGTAAGCACAGATTTTACGCATTTAGTTGCAGGTGAGTATTTATGTATGAAAGGTACAAAATACAATCATACGGGCATTTATTTAGGCAATGGGAAGGTATTTGAATGTACGACAGGTTGGGACACAAAAAAATGTATTATAAGTGATATTGATAGTAAAGGAATAAGAACTTATAAAGGTAAAAAATCATCAGCAAATAGATGGACTTATCATGGCAAATTAAAGTATATTGATTATTCAAATCAACCAACACCATTAGGACAAGTTGCTATACTTCAAGAAGCAATGAATAAACAATGGAATTGTGGATTAGCAATAGATAATTCGTTTGGACCATTAACACAAAAAGCGTGTAGAGAACATCAATTACAATACAATGTAAAAGCACCAATTATGGTTAAATGGTTGCAAACAAGATTAAAAGAATTAGGTTATAATTTAGCCGTAGATGGATCATTCGGACCAGCAACAAGAACTGCCGTACATAATTTCCAAAAGAAATGTCATTTAGCAGTTGATGGAATAGTTGGTGTAAATACTTATCGAGCATTAACAGAATAATTACACTTTATTTGCACTAAACAGAAAAAAATGTTATAATAGTAGATGAATAAAGAGGTATATATGAAAGCATTTTTTGAAAAGTTAAAATTAACAAAAGAAATAATAACAATCATAATTGGTTTTATAGGATTAATAATTACAGGTTATGCCTTTTTAATGTCAATTAATGAACGACTATCAACAATAGAAAAAACAACATTTAGAACAATGATATGGAGTTATGGAATACCTAATAAAGATAAATTAGAGGCGTGTGATAGTTATATAAAATTAGGTTATAATAGTGAAACAAAGAAATATTGTGAAAAACTATTAGATGATGAATTTAAAGATAAGTAATTGACTTATCTTTTTTTTATGTTATAATAATCAACTTGTCAAAGGGGGTTATATGCAGTTAATAAGAAATGTTTATTATTTTGATTACGCACCAGAAACATATAATTATTTAATGACAAGTCGTATATTAAGACAAAGTGAAAAAAATTTATTAAAAGGAATAGTTGATGGAAAGACTGTCAAAGAATTAGCATTAGATAATAAATGTTGTGATAGAACAATATGTAGAAAGCGAAAAGTTTTATTTGAAAAAACGAAAGACTATATGTAGTCTTTTTTATTTTTATTAAAATGTCATTGTTTGTCGTTAATTTGCATTAATTGTCTTTATTACGTTTTAATTGCATTTACTTTATTAAAATAACGTGTATTATAGCAAATTGAGGTGAACAAATGATCGAGAAACTTAAAGTCAAAGCGTTATATGACGATTTTGTTAGTAAAGTATATTTAACAGACGAACAAAAGCGTATTTTAGATATGATGATTAATAAAGACACAATAGTTAAAATGAGTTTAGAAATAGGTGTAAGTCCACGTACAATTAATTATGAAGTAAAAAAGATTAAAGAATTATATAAAAATTATTTACAAATAGAAATATCGAAATTAGTTAGTTTAATTAACTAATTTTTTTACGTTATTTTTACGCTATATATCTAAAAAAAAATAATATTCTAAAATTGAAAGGAACATTAATAACAATTCTAATAAGCAGTGAGCAGATAGTAAGTTATTAATGTTTTTTTCTTTTAGGAGGAAATATGTATAACAACTATAATCCACAAGTTAATATAGATAGAATAAATAGTCAAATTGCAGAATTGGAAAGAATAAAAGCACAAATACCCCAACAAATGCAACCAGCAATTAATCAAACATTCCAATTAGCACCAACTAATCGTGAAGTAATTAGATACGCCAATTCAATAGACGAAGTGCAAAAAGAGATGGTTATTGGTGATACTCCATATTTTAGTAAAGACTTAACAATAGTATGGATTAAAAATATTAAAGGCGAAATAAGAAGTTTTGAATTGACAGAGATTATTGCAAAAGATAATAAAGATTTAATGATAGAAAACTTACAATTACAAATTAAAGAATTAAGAAAGGAAATTAAAAATGCCAATACAACTAATAAATATGTTGATGACGCAGTTGAAAATGAGAAATCCACAAATGTTTCAACAATTTCAAAATCTACAAAAAAGCAAAAGTAATCCAATGGAATTATTCAAACAAGTAACAAGTAAATATACACCAGAACAAATGCAACAATTAATGAATACAGCAAAACAATATGGTGTACCAGAAAATGTTATAAATGATTTACAAAACAATGGTATTAATGCTAAATAGCATTGATATAAACAAGAAGGGAAGGAGGACCTAAAAAATGAATGGAAGTACAAATGGAACTGGAATTGTACCAACAATCGACCTAGCAACTAACAATGCTTCATACCCATACCCAATGATGATAGGTGGCAACAATGGCTTTGGTTATGGTAGCGATTGGCTATGGGTAATTGTATTACTTGCATTATTTGGTGGTTGGGGAAACAACGGCAATGGTGGTTTCTTTGGCAATAATGCTTTTGATAATGGTTACGCTTGGTTGTCTAATGGCCAAAAAGAAATTATGCAAAACACTAACAATGGTTTTGACACATTACATTTATCTAATCAATTAGAAGGTAATAGGGACGCAATTAATAGTCTATCTAATCAATTATGCAATTCAACAGCAAACATAACAAGTGCTATTACCAATACTGGTTATAATGCGGAAATAAGTGCTAATAATCGTCAAATGGCTAATATGAACCAATTATTTGATTTAAGTAGACAATTTGCTGATTGTTGCTGTGAAAACAGACTTGGCTTGGCAAACTTAAATAGTACGATTATAAGTGAAAATTGTGCTGATAGACAAGCATTAAATGAAGGAGTACGTGATATATTGGCTAATCAAACAGCGTCAGTACAACGTATTCTAGATCAATTATGTCAAGACAAGATAGACGCTAAAAACGATACTATCGCACAATTACGTCAAGAACTTCTATACGCACGTGGACAAGCAAGTCAAATTGAACAAACAGCAGAATTAAGACGTGGACAAGAAGCAGAAGTAGACGCATTGTATAATAGACTTTCTAACTGCCCTGTCGGTACAGTGCCAGTTTATGGCCGTCAACCAATATTCACTTGCAACAACGGTTGTGGTTGTGGTGGAAGCATTTACGGAACAAATGTATAGCATGAGGTCTTAATGACTAACTCAATATGAGAACTTGCGAATTTAAAGAGTAGACAAGTTCTACTCTTTTTTAATAAGAAAGGAGAAAATATGATACAAGCATTACAAATCACACCTGAAATATTAACATCAAATACAGATAATATTAATTTTAATACTATTGATTTAAGGTCAAATAGTGCTAATTGTTGTGGTTGGTTGCAATATATGCCAGGTGGAAGTGATTTTACAATAATAGGTGGAGGAACTTTTGAAATAAGTTTTAATGCTAATATAACAAGTGAAACAGCAGGAATAGTTGCGTTGGCATTAAAAAGTGCAACAGGTACTGATGTAGAAGGTACTGAAATGGACGCTGAAATAACGACACCAGGGAATTATATAAATGTTTCATTTAGTAAGTTGTTAAAAGTATGTCCAAGAGTAAATACAACAATAGCAGTTGGTAGTTTACCTTCAACAATTACAGGAACAACTACATTAACAAATACCGACACACAAATTCCTATTGTAAAAGATGTTAATTTATTTATTAGAAAAATTGCATGAGAAATTTAGATATAACATCTTTAATATTACAAGCATTAAGTTTAGAAATATTATTTAAAGATTATAACAATAGTGATTTAATGAATGAATTGCAACATCAAAATAAAGATTATTTTGAAACAATTATAAAAAATCAAAATGAAATATTAACTCTTTTAAGAAAGGAGAAAAAATGAACGAGAATTTATTAAAGAAAACAGAAGATGCTATTAATCGTATTTTAAAAGAAGGAATAGCAACAACTAATTTAGACCATTTATATAAATTAACTAAAATAAATCACATGATAAAGGAGGAAAATATGTATAATGAATATGGGAACTATAATGGACGTGGGCCAGGACATGGAAGTTATGGAAACGAATATGGAAATGAATATGGACGTAGAGGTTATGATACAAAATATCGTGGACATGACCATTTAGATAGAATGTATAATGAATATGGTAGATATATGGATTATCGTGGTAGATATGGTGCAAATGACCAAGAAACAGATAAATCTTATCACTATATGTTAAAAGCATTAGAAGATTTTATTAAAGTTCTATATGAAGAAGCAGATACACCACAACAAAAACAAAATTTACGTGATACATTACAAAGAAGTATGATGTAATATGTTTTATAAATATAATGCTAATCCTTATGGGAATAATGTTGCAGATTGTGTTATCAGGGCTTTGTCAGTATTAACAAATAAAGATTGGCATGAAGTATATGATAAATTAAGTGATTTAGCAGGTGATGTTGGACTTTTATTTAGTAATGTAGAATTTGTTGAAGATTATTTAGATAATAGATATAAGCGAGAATGTCATTATGCTAAAACAATAGGCGAATTTGCAAGAGAATACCCTTATGGCAAATATGCAATAACAACAAATGGGCATATTACAGCATTAATAAATGGAGCTGTTATAGATACATTTGACCCAAGAAATAGAATAATGCGTTGTGCGTGGAAAATAGACGTTTAAAAACGTCTTTTTTTATGTTATAATTGAATTGGTGAGATATGAGAATTGCTGTTGATAAAAATAATTATAGACAAATAAAACAAGATGACAACGAGTATATTTATTTGTTTGAAAATGAAACAATAAAAGAATTAGAAGCAACTAATCTGCATTGTTTACGTTATGATTTATGCAAGTACGTTGATATAAATACAACAAAATATGATATTAGATGTAAAAAGAAATCGCCAATAATAGATGATTTTAATAAGTTATTTGCAAAGAAAAATTATAAGTTTGGTATTATAATTCCTAATTACAATTATGGAGAGTGGCTAGAAAAATGTTTGTCAAGTGTATTAAATCAAACTTATAAAAATTTTGAGATCGTATTTGTTGATGATGTTTCAAAAGATAATAGCGTAAAAATAGCAAAAGAACTTTTAAAAAGTCCACATAAAGTTATTGAATTAAAACAAAAACGATATAATGGTGGTGCAAGAAACGAAGCATATTTACATTTAAGCGAAGATGTAGATTATGTCTACTACATAGATAGTGATGACTATTTATATGACGAACACGCATTAGAAAAGATTAATCTTGCATTACAAATAGACGAACCAGATGTATTATTTGTAGGATTAATGAAAGAAAAATTTGGTAAGATTAAAGTACAAGAAATGCCACATTGGAAAGATAGATATGACGCTATGGAAAACGCATGGAGTGGCAGTTGTAGTAAAGTTATAAAGAAAGATTTAGCAACAAGACAAGAGTGTTTATATAATGAAGGCACATTAAAAGAAGATAAAAACCAACATTGGAGAATATGTATTTATATGAACGATTTTAAATGTTTACAAGAACCAATTTATGTATGGAACCAGAATAACACAAAATCAGTAACGACAATAAGAGATAACATAGTATGGGGAACTTCAACTATACGACATTATGCAGATACTTTACAATTAGCATTAAGTGTAAAAGGAATAGATGATAAAGTAGACAGATTATTAGAAAAAAGAATTGAATTAACAAAACAAGAAGTAGAAGATGGAGGAGATAGGCAATGGTGAAGTTATCAATAGTAATCCCATATTATGAAACATACGAAATGACAAAAAAAATATTAGACAATTTGTTATTACAAAGAAAAGATGAAATGGAAATTATAATAGTAGATGACTATTGCAAAAAAGAATTTCACAACTTCATAATAAAAGATAACGTAAAAGTAATAGAACACGAAACAAACACAGGTGTTTCAAAATCAAGAAATGATGGAATAGAAATAGCAGAAGGAAAATATATTGCCTTTGTAGATAGTGATGATATGATAATGCCAGATTACGTTGACAGATTACTAGAATTAATTGATACGCAAAACGAAGATGTAATGATATTTAATTGGTTAGATATTAATACAAATGAAGTAAATAGACGACCACAAAATTGTGCTGTATGGAAAGCAATTTATAAAAAAGACATTATACCAAAATTTGATGAAAAATTAAGAGTACGTGAAGATTACTTTTGGCAAAAAGATTTAGAGCAGAGAGATCCAAGCGTTTATTATTACGATAGAGTATTATATATTTATAACTCTGGTAGAGAGGGAAGTTTATGGTGGAACGAAACACACAAATAGATATTGTATTGCCGTTTTATAATGATAGCGATAAAGTATGGAGTAAAGTTTTATACGAATATATGCGACAAGAAGGTTCAAGCGATAGACAAGTTGTTGGTGAAGAACGATATAGGGATTGGGAAAATTTAAAATATTGGTTTAGAGCAGTTGAAAAAAATTGTAAATGGGTAAATAAAGTTTATTTAGTCGTAGCAAATGAAAGTCAAATACCCAAATGGTTAGATACATCATACGAGAAATTAAAAGTAGTTTTACATAGAGATTATATACCTAGCGAATTACTACCTACATTTAATATAATGACTATTGAAAATTATTTTTGTAAGTTGCCAGGTTTAGCAAATAATTATGTTTATTGTAATGATGACTATTTCTTTTTAAATGAAACAACAGCAGATATGTTTTTTAAAAACAACAAGCCAGTATATAAAGATACGCAAACAGAATTAAAGAAACTTGACGCAAGTGGAGTAGACGGCACGTTTTATCAATGTTTAAATAATGGTATGGACTTGCAACAAAAGATATTAGGTGATAAAGCACATTGGTACGCATTAGATCATTTACCCGTATCTCATAAAAAAGATTTTGAGTTAGAAATACTAGACAAATATTATGATGAATTTATAAACGCAAACAATAAAAGCAGATTTAGAGATAAAAACAATTTAAGTATGCACGTATTTTTGTGTTTATATAAAGATATGAAGAAATATTATAAATTTAATAATTACGCAAATAGTTGTTATGTAACAATTACAAAAGATACTGATTTTAACGAATTTAAAGATAGACAAATGGTATGTTTTAACGATACACAAAGACTAGATCGAAAAGACTTTTACAAAGTCAAGAAAAGAATGATGGATTTTATGGAAAGTAAATTTCCTAATAAATCAAAATTTGAAAAGGAGGAAAATATGTATAAGTGTGAAGCATTAGAAGAATTTAGTTTATCAAGATTTAAAGAAATAACTAATCTTGTAAGAGCAAATCAAGAAAAGAACAAAGAAGGTTGGATTTATAAAGGAGATACATTTGAGTGTAAAAAAGATTTAGCACATTATTTAGATGGCGAAAATAGTTATAATAAATCTTTTATTAAAGCAGAAGAATTAATCCCAGAAGTAAGTGTTGTATCACAAACACCAGTTGAAGAATTAAAGAAAGTAACAGAAACAAAAGTAGAAACAGCAATATATAAAACAACAAAGAAGAAAAGAACTAAAAAAAATAAATACGAATTTTAAGAGCAAGAGCAATCTTGCTTTTAATTTACATTAAAACGACTTGACAAAATGTAAATAAATGATATAATTAAATACGTAAGGAGATGAAGAAATGAGAAAAAAAGAAGAAATACTAAAAGACATTGAAGATCAAAAAGAGAGTATTAAGTTTGAAGAACAAATTAATAAAGATAATGGTGAGTTGTCATTCTTATATTGGCAATTACACGAATTAGAAAGGGAGTTAGAAAATGAATGTAGTAATTAAAGAGTTTGAAGATACTGATTGGCTAAAAGTAATTAATCGAATACGTATGTTTGTTGATGAATATAACTTAGAAATAATTAGTATTGATTTACGAAAAACTGATGATAAAAAATATTGCTATAAAGCAAAAGTAAAATATGGGTTGGGGTTGAGATAGTGAGTAAGTTTATTGATGAAACAGGACATAGATACGGAAGTTGGACTTGCTTAAAATATGTAGGAAAAAGAAAATGGTTATGCAAATGTGATTGTGGAACAGAAAAAGTGGTTTATATAAGTGCATTAAGAAGAAACGATAAATGTAAATCAACTTCTTGTGGTTGCAAAAAAGAAACATTTGCATTTAAAAACAGAGATGATATTAGATGTAGAAAACTATATTACGTTTGGAATAACATTAAATGTAGATGTTATTGTAAAACAACTCCTAATTATAATTGGTATGGTGGTAAAGGAATAACTATGTGTGATGAATGGAGAAATGATTTTGAAACATTTTATAATTGGGCAATAAATAATGGTTATGAATATCTTGATGATGAAAGAAAAAACAGATTACAAATAGATAGAATAGATAGTAGTAAAGGTTATTGTCCAGAAAATTGTAGATGGATCACATCAACCGAAAATAGTAGTAGAACAAGTAAAACAAATGCACAACTAGAAGAAATAATGTTAAAAACTAATGACGAACTTGTAAAAGAATACATAGAGAGAAAAATGGAACATAACCTAGAATTACAAAAGATGAAAAAAGAAATTAGAGAGGGTTGGTTTCCTTGTAAAAGAAATAATTATTGTTGTTTAAAAAGTGATGAAAAACAATTCTTATTTAAAAGTTATGTGTCAGTGGCTATGTTTTTAAATATTAAAGCCCCACAAGTATCATATAGAGTAAATAGGAAAAATGGTTATATTAATGATATATGGCATTTAAAAAAAATAACAAAAGAAGAATTTGATAAATTAAGTAGAAATGTAGAGGTGATAGTATAATGCTAATTGAATATAGAGAGAGTCATAATTTAACACAAAGAGAAATGGCTAAATTATTAGGCGTTAGTGTACCAGCATATAACTTATATGAAAATCATAAACGAGAAATGACATTTGATACATTAATCAAGTTTCTAAAAATCAGAGATGATGAATATGATGAAAAATTAATAGAAGTTATACAAGCGTTTAAAAAGTGGTTTTAAGACGCGTTTAAGTCATGATGATAGTTTATATTAGAAAGATAAAAACGTGCATTAGAACTGAAATTAGATAGCAAAAAGAGTATATACGTATTTAAGTATAACTCTTTTTCTTTTTATACAATGTAAAATGATGTGTAAAATAAAACAAATTATGTCAAAAATGTTGTAATTTGAAAATTAAAGTGCTAAACTTGTATTATCTAAAGTAGAAAGGAGATAGAAAAATGATTTTAAGATTTTTTAAGAAAGTTGATAATCGTAATAGTGTTTCAATTCCAAAAAAGATAGTAGAAAAATTTGGGAAAGAATATTATATGGAAATCCACGAAGATAAGATTGTATTAATACCAATCAAGAAAGGAAATTAAAGATGATTAAAAGACATTATAGGGGGTTATATGCAAAATGGTTATGTTAAAATTTATCGAAAATTATTAGACAATCCTATAATTACAAAAGACGCTGATTATTTAGCAGTATGGGTTTATTTATTATTAAATGCAACACATAAAGAAATTGACGCATTATTTAAAGGAAAAAGAATAACATTACAACCAGGACAATTAATAACTGGAAGTAAAGCAATTAGTAGAAAATTAAAAATAAATTATGTGAAAGTATTTCGTATAATAAGTGAATATGAAAGTGAACACCAAATTGAAAAACAAAAATCTAACAAAAACACTTTAATATCAATAGTAAATTGGCAAGACTACCAAGTTAATGAAAAACAAAATGAAATTCAAATGAAATACAAGTGTAATTCAAATGAAATTCAAGTGAAAACAAACAAGAATAATAAGAATATAAAAAATAATAATAATATGAATATTATTATATATAACTGGGACAAAAATTTGCAATGTCAAGCAATAAATAAATCAAATAACATAAAATGTTCCAGACGTAGTTCTTATGAGATTAATGGAAAGTGTTATTGTAATCAACATTCAAGAGATGTAATAAAAGATGTATTACATTATAAAAACAATTTAGATAATAATTTGCCAGAGTGGTTTGATAAAGATTATGTGAAAGATCAAACTAACTTAAAAGAAATGGAGGAAGTATTAAGTGATTTTAAATGAAAACAAAAAGAGAAATTTAAAATATTTAGACGCATTAAACAAATACAAAGCAAAATGTAAATGTGGCCACATTGCTATTATATACTATCGTCCATTTGTAATATGCGGGTGGTGTGGTAGAAAAATATATCGAAGTAAAAAAGATGAATTTTTAGATAAAATGAAGAAGGTGAATAAATGAATGAATTTACAATATTTGATATATTATACCCTAAAAAGAAAATAACAAAACCAATTAGATTAATAGAATTATTTGGTGGCTATGGTTCACAAGCATTAGCATTGAAATATCTGGGTGTAAAATTCGAGCATTGGAAATTGGTAGAATGGGCAGTTAAGTCAATTCAAGCATATAAAGATATTCATTTTCCTGATGATGACGAAGATTATAGTGATTTTATTGATATAGATACTTTAAGAGAAATGCTATGGAGATTAGGAATTTCATCTAATTATAATGAACCAATGAAATGGGAACAAATATGTAGATTAAATGAAACACAATTAAGAACCATTTATAACAATATAAGAGCAACTAATAATTTAGTCAATATTCAACAAGTAAACGGTGAAGATTTAAAAATTAAAGATACTGACAAATATGATTACATATTAACTTATTCATTTCCTTGTCAAGATTTATCATTAGCAGGTAAAGGAAGGGGAATGAGTGATACATCAACACGTAGTGGTATGTTATGGGAAGTAGAAAGAATATTAACTGAATGTGAGAATAAACCACAAATACTTTTAATGGAAAATGTGCCACAAGTACATAGTGAAGATAATTTACAAGACTTTAACAAATGGAAATTTAGATTAGAAGAAATGGGTTATAAAAATTATTTTCAAGACTTAATAGCAACTGATTATGGAATACCACAAACAAGAAATAGATGTTTTATGGTTAGTTTACTTGGAGATTATAGTTATACATTTCCTAAACCAATACCACTTAAATTAAAACTAAAAGATATGTTGGAAGAAAATGTAGATGAAAAGTATTATTTAAGTGATAAAATGATTAATTATGTTTTAAATAGAACACCAATAGGCGAAAAAGACAATTATGCAAACAATATTATTGGGAATGATGCGATAAAAAACGCAGGAACAATAACAACAAAAGGTAGTAATACAGGAACAAGTTGTAGGAGTTGTGATAACTTTATTATAGATAATATGACACAAAACGAAGTTAATGCCAGTTAAACTTAAATGCAAATATTGTGGAAAAGATTTCGCAGTTAAACCAAGTCAAGCAAATCGTGGAAGAAAATATTGTTCTCAAAAATGCAGAGAGCAAGATGTTTACAAAGGAAGATTTATTAGAAGTGATGGATATGTTGCAATTAATATTAATGGAAAATACGAATTGGAACACCGAGTTGTTATGTCTAAATTTCTTGGTAGAGATTTGCAACCAATTGAGCAAGTACACCACAGAAACGAAAATAAATCTGATAACAGAATTGAAAATCTTGAAATTGTTAGTTGTGCAGGACATATTAGAAAATACCATAGAAGAAAACAAGACGAAACAACTTGGTATGAAGCAAAATGCCTTAACTGTGGAAGAATTTTTAAAAGAAGAAAAGTTGAAACTAAATTACATGAACATACTTTCTGTTCAAGAGAATGCTATATTGCAGGAAAAAGAAAGCAACTTACACCCTAGTCTAAATCAAATTATAGTAGCAAGGAAACCATTTAAAGGTAGTTTAGTAGATAATGTAATAGAATATGGTGTTGGTGGAATTAACATTGATGAGTGTAGAGTAGAATATGAAAAAACTACAAATCCAGCAACAAATCCATTATATAGACAACAAAATGCAGACAAATATAAACAAGTTCAAGGTGGAGAATTAAGCAATGGGGCAGTAAGTTGGACTAGTGGTAAAAATGGAGTAAATGAAGGTGGTAGATTTCCTGCCAATACAATACTAACATATGATGAAACTGATTTTGATGAAGTATGTGGGGGATTTCCTAATACAAAAGGGAACAATCCCAAACAATTAGGCGATAATGGGTTTTGGTTTGAAGAAAAGCGAAGTAGCAAACAAATGTCGAGAGGTTATGAAGATAGTGGTAGTGCATCAAGATATTTCTATAATGCGAAAGCAAGTAAGAAAGATAGAGATGAAGGATTAGATGAGTTTGAAGAAAAAAACATGAGAATAGAACAAAATCGTGGTATTCATAGTGCAGGTTGTGAATATGTAGAAAATGGCAAATTGAAACAAAATCCACATTTGCAAAGTTCAATAAAAAGAAATATACATCCAACAGTAAAACCAACAGAATTAATGCAATATTTAGTTAGATTAGTAAGTCCAAATGGTGCAACTATACTTGATCCATTTAATGGTTCAGGTAGCACAGGCAAAGCAGTAATGTATGAAAACAAAGAAAGAAACAAAAACTACAAATACATAGGAATAGAATTAACAGAAGAATATTTGCCAATATCAAAGGCAAGAATAGAACATCTAATAAATGTAGAAAAAGAACAAAAAGATAAAAATATACCAGAAGGACAAATAAGTATATTTGATTTTGAATAGGAGAAAATATGAAAAATGATTATAAAGGAATTAAAGGACTTATTAAATACATACGAGATTACAAAGATAACATTAAAAATGCACATCAATACAACGAATACATTGATGAAAAAATAAAATTACAAGAACAACTAAATCAATTAATATTTGAAAAAAATATGTTGGAAGCAGAATTATGCGAAATAGAACACAAATTAAAATGTGAAAGAATAGATAATAAAACAAGACAAAACTTAATCCATTCTTTAAATGAAGAAATAAATAAATTAACAAAAAAAGTAGAAGAAAGAGAATTATTACGTAGAAAGACAGCAGGGCAAGTTGGTGGATTAAAAGCAAAAGTAAGCGTATTAAAGAAAGATTTAGCAAGAGCAAATCAAAAAATAAATTGGTTGAGTAATAATCAAAAAGCACCAACAAAAGAAGAAATTATAGCATACGAAACTTGTATGAAAAAAGTAGAAAAAAACTTAAAAAAAAATATTGATTAATTTTATAACTAATGATATAATTAATACATAAGGAGGAGAAATGAAAGAAGAAGTAAAAACATTAAACGAAAGCATAATTGACATCAGGGTAGCATTACAAAAAAAGAATTTAAAGAAAAGTGGAAGGAATAAATTTGCAGGATTTGATTATTTTGAATTAGCAGATTTTTTGCCAACACTTAACGAATTAATGCAAAAAGAAAAAATTAATGACGTATTTACAATTTATGATAATGAAGCAAATTTACTATTAATAAAAGGCGAAGAAAGACAGGTTTATAAAATGCCATTTGTTATATTTGATACGCCAGTAAACATTAAAAAAGACGATAAAACAGGCGAAGTGCGTGAAGTAAAATCAATGCAAGATATACAATATTTAGGTGCATTAAATACTTATTACAAGAGATATTTATACTTAAATGCTTTTGGTATAACTGATGGAGATGTTATTGATAGTATGGACAACAATGATTTAAAAGCAAAGAAAAAAGAACAAAAGCCAGATACAAATTATCGTGATTTAATTTATAAATATTGTGAAGAACATAATATTGACGCAACAGAGATTGCACAAACATACAAATTAAATGCAAAGTCATCAAATAAAGATTTTGAACGAGCATATTTTGATTTAACATTATTCAAGGAGAATTAATATGGAAAAATATATAATTTATTATGATGAAACAACAACAAGCAGAAAATATGTTTATACTATTTATCGTAATAGTGTAAGTGATAGTAAAGATGTTGGAGACGCAATAGAATTTTATGATAAAGATACAGCAATTAGTGTAAAAAATTATTTATCAAAAAGAGAAAAAGAAGATTATAAAGTATTATGTATTAAAACTACTTTTGATGAGGTAGAATAATGCAAGATGTAAAAACAAATCGTCATCTCTATGTTGGTGGGTCAGATGTTTGTATAATAATGGGATTAAGTCCATTTAAGACACGTTTTACATTACTTTTAGAAAAAGCACAATTAAAAGAAATGGAAGAAGTAGACAATGTCTATGTTGATTATGGAAACACAATGGAACCTAAAATACGTCAATACGTAAATACATTTTTTCATAGAAACTTTAAAGAAGATAATTTGATTAATGGTGATATAAGATGTAATTTTGACGGAATTGATGACGATATGATATTGGAAATTAAAACAACAAGTCAAATACACGAAAGCGTAAGTTATTATACAACGTATTTAGTTCAATTACTTTTTTATATGATGAACGCAAATAAAGAAAATGGAATGTTAGCAGTATATGAACGTCCAAGCGATTTTGACGAAACTTTTGACAGCGATAGATTGCAAATATTTACGATAACTTTAAAGCAATATAAGACGTTATGCGAAGAAATAAATGAAGCAATAGAACAATTTAGAATTGATTTAAAGAAACTAAAAGACAATCCATTTTTAACAAAAGAAGAATTAGTCAATACAAATGTTGTAAGTTTAGCACACGAAGTTATTAAATTAGAAAAGCGATTAGAAACATACAAAGAAATAACAAAACAATATGAAGAAATTAAATCAAAATTAAAAGTAGCAATGCAAGAAAACAATATAAAAACTTGGGAAACACCAAATGGAACTAAGATTACATTAGTAGAAGATACGCCAAACAAAATAGTAAAGAAATTTAATGAAAAGCAATTTAAGGAAGAAAATGAATTACTTTATAATAAATATTTGGAAGATAAAGAACAAAAAGGTAGAAGTGGTTATGTCTTAATAACATTAGGAGGTAAAGATGAATAATAATAAGACACAAAGAAACACAATACTTAAAGCAATGATAGATAATAGGTTAAAAAAGTGGTGGAATGCAAAAGATTTTCAACACGGCAAATATTTTGTTGGTTATGAAGCAAGTGCTAGAATGAGTGAATTGATGTCATTACCATTTATTGATGTTAGAATGAACGAAAGATTTAGGGAATTGTCAATAAATTGGAAATATAAAAAAGAAATTAAAGAGTTAAGAGAATTAATTAAAATGCAAGAAGGAGAATAAAATGCACATTAGAGATGGAGAAGAAGTAATTATATTTAAAAATGATAAAGATTATTATTCTATTGGATTAAGTCGTAAAGATCGAAATGGTGAAGCATATTATGGCTATTTTCCTTGTCAATTTAAGAAAGGTGAAAATGTACAAAATAAAACTAGAATTAAATTAAAGAACGCATTTATGAGTTTTTATATAAAAGATGACAAGACAATGCCATACATTATGATTTTAGATTATCAAATAGTAGAAAACAAAAACTTATATGAACTAAAAAGCGAAGAAGAAAGCAGTTTGCCGTTTTGAAAAGATTTAGCATATTAACAGATGATTTAACGACTTGTATAGAGTGTGGAAGAAAAGGGCCAATAAACAAACATGAAATATTTTTCGGAAGAAATAGACAAAACAGCATTAAATACGGGCTTGTAATTCCTTTGTGTCAAGTAGAACATCACAATCAATATCAAAGTCGTGGCATACATTTTGATACAAAATTATGTAATAAATGGCAAAAAATAGGACAAAGCAAGTTTGAAGAAGTTTACCCAGATTTAGACTTTCTGTCAATATTTAGGAGAAATTATAAATGAGGACATACGATAAAGAATACTATAAAAAATATTATCAAGAACATAAACAAGAAATAAAAGAAAGAAGCAATAAATGGCGTTTAGAAAATAAAGAAAGATTTTACGAATTGATTTATAAAAGTCGTAAGAAAAAAGCCAAAGCATTACAGGATCAAGGAATAGAATATGCTTGGCATAGTGAGAAAGAACGTAAAAGATTATATGAAAAACGAGATAAAAGAATTAATCGAAGCATTGAAAAAGAAGAAATTTGAAATAATAGTAACTAATACAAATGATGTAATTAGTATGAGAAAAACAACATTATGTGATAGATTAATAAAAGTTTTAGAAGAATGTATTGACAATTAATAATAAAAAGTGTTATACTTAATATGCAAGTGGAATTCAACTTAATCTCCTATCTTGGATTATTTATGATGAACTCGGTTCACTTGCGTTATGATTTCTATTATTAGAAGTCGCTTTCTATAAAAGCAATATTGATTTACAATATTGTTTTTTTTGTGTTATAATGATATTAGGAGGGACTATGATAAATAACGAGATAATTATTAACAAACAAACAAGAGCAATTATTAATAAAGAATTATTGAGATTAGGTACAGACGGAGAGAATTTACAAGAAAACATTATTTTTAAATTTGAAGATGAATTTGTAAATGGAACTGCAAGAGTAGAAATTACGACACAAGATGACGTTACAAGTTATGTATTAGCAACAAAACAAAACGAAACATATACGTTGCCGATAAGATCAATAATTACAAAAAAAGGATTAAATAAAATGCAACTTGTTATAACGCAAGGAACAAATGATGAAGAAATACCAATATTTAAAAGTGAAACATTTTTATTTATGATAGATGAAAGTATCAATGCACAAAGCGAAGCACCAGAAGAATACCCACAATGGATTGATGAAGCAAACACAAAATTAAACGAGTTAGATAACATTGATATTGATGTAGAAAAAGTTGAAACAACAGCAACAATTACAATAACTAAAAAAGATGGAACAGAAGAAAGCGTAAATATTTATGATGGAACTAATGGAACTAATGGACAAGATGGCGTTAGTCCAACAATAACAACATCTAAAAGTGGTAAGATAACAACAATAGAAATAACAGATAAAAATGGAACACATACAGCAACAATAAATGATGGTGAAGATGGAACTAATGGTGTTGATGGAAAAGACGCAAAAATTAATAATGTAAACACATTAACATTAGAAGCAGGATCTAATATTACATTAAATCAAAGTGGAAGTACATTAACAATTAGTTCAACTGCAAGTGGTGGAACAAGTAATTATAGTGATTTATCTAATAAACCAAAAATAAATAATGTTGAATTAAATGGCAATAAAACAAGTAGCAATTTAGGATTACAAAGTGAAATAACAAATAATAACAAATTAAGTAGTAGTTTGGTAAGTGGATTATCAAGTGTTGCGACAAGTGGAAGTTATAATGATTTATCAAATAAACCAACTATACCAACAAATAGTGATTTTACATTAAATGGATTGAGTGAAAAAAGTTATAATAATTTAACAGATAAACCAACAAATGTAAGTACATTTACAAATGACGCAGGTTATTTGACACAACATCAAGATATAAGTGGAAAATTAGATACAAGTAAAGTAAAATCTGCATATTCAACAACAAGTGGAGATGTATATGATGTTTCTTATATAAATTCAACAATAGGCGATATAGAAACATTATTAAGTAATATATAGGAGGTATTAAATGAGTGTAGCGAGTGAAATAACAAGATTGCAAAATGCAAAAGCAAGTTTAAAAACTTCTATTAATGCTAAAACTGACCAACAACATCAAATAACTACTGAAACATTAGATAATTACGCTAATTTTGTTGATAGTATAACAATTGGTGGCAGTAAATTGCCAACAGAATATATAGCAGTAAATTATATTCAAAGTAGTGGAACACAATATATTGATACAAATTATAAAATAAATGCAAATACTAAATTTCACATAAAATGTTCGCAATATAGAACAGCAGGAGGACAAATATTTGGTGCAAGAGAAAATGACTTTTGGTATAACTTATATTCTCGTAGTGGTAAAGTTGCATTTGGTTATAATTCAACAAGAGTAGACTTTAATATTTCAACAGGTGATTATGTTTTTGAAGATTTTACAGCAGATAGTACATCAGTAGTTATTAATAACGAGGTTCACAATGATATAACAATAAATCAATTTCCTGATTATACTTTGTATTTATTTGCTGCTAATACAAATGGAACACCAACTGAATTTTCAAAATCAAGAATTGGGAGAGTAAAAATATATGAAAACGAAGTTTTAATACGTGATTATGTTGCGTGTAGAAGAATTAGCGATAGTATGTTAGGACTCTATGATGTTATAAATAATGTATTTTATGTAAATCAAGGTTCAAGTTCATTTTCAAGTGGTGGGGATATTATTTATAATTATTAAATTAAAGAAGGCGAAATATGAGTAAAGTATATACAAGTCAAGAATTTATAAATTATTATAATTAATAAGGAACAAATTATGGTAGGATTAATATTTAATGATTTTAAAGAATTTATGATGACTAGAAATGACATTAAAGAGTATTATAATCGCTTGCCATACAAAATAAAAAGAGCATACAAAAAATATATATATAGTCTGCCATATAAAGAAAGTATATTAGACGCAATTTGGTGCTATTTAAACGAACCAGAGCCGATATGGTTTTACGAATTTAAGTTATTATATTTATACGATAAATATGAGAATAAGGAAAACAATGGACGAAGTTAGAATTATACTAAATTATGAATTTGAAAATCTAAACGAAATGATACGATTAAGTCGTGGCAATAGATATGGCGCGAATAATCAAAAAAAGCAAGAAATGATGTTTGTAAAATTTGCAACATTAAAAGTTCCAAAGATTAAAGAATACCCAATTAAGATAGAAGCGATATGGCACGTAAAACACAAAAACTTTGATCTTGACAATAGAATATTAAAAAATGTATTAGACGGATTAGTCAATGCTAGAATATTAAAAAACGATAATTATAATTGTATAAATGAAATAACTTATAAAGCAGTAATAGATGATGAACCTAAACTTGAATTAATCTTGACAAAAAACTAAATTATGATATAATTAAATTGTTAGTTATGCTATAATAACTAATTTCCCATTCGTAGACGCTAGAAATAGCGTTTTTTTATGCAAAAAAAGTTGTTTTTTCTCTTACATAATGATATAATTAAATTAAGAGAGGAGAAGAAATGAAAAACAAAGAGTTTGCAAAAGAAGTTATATTATCATATTTTCAAGGGTTAGCGTCAAAAGATCGTATTAACGCTAATGGAATAGCAGAGATATACGCAATAAATAATGATGATAAAGTTTTATTAGAACATATAAAAGCATTAAGAAATATATTTAATAAAGCGATTAAGGAAATAGAAAATGAAAATATCGAAACACGCAAAAGAGAGGATTAAACAAAGAACATCACTAGACACGCAAGAAAGACGGCAAATATTTAGATTAGCATTAAAACACGGTAAATATATTAGTGATATAAAAAACGAACGTATAAAGCGTTATTTGATGTCTAAAAGACGATTTAATAATCAAGTAAGATTATATAAAGGCTATATATTTATTTATAGTAAAAACAAAAGACAATTATATACAATGTATAAATTGCCAGAATATTTAGAAAATGAGGTGAAACAATGAGTGAAGTAGAAATATATAAAAGAATAGCAGAAAATGAAAAGCCAACAAAAAGAGAATTACAAAAAAGAATACAAAAAGCAATTAATAAAATGCAATATATTAAGGCATTAGGATTTGATTATGATGGATTTAATAATATAGATGATTTAAAAAAATTAATTGATGAATTAGTAAATATAGCAAATGATAGTGTTGATATATTAATAGGTGAAGATAATGAGTAAGTTTTGGATAATTCAAGATGAAAATGAAGAATATGAATTTACAGATGTTTTAGAAGCATTAGATGATAAAGACAAAGAAATAGAAAGACTTAATAATATAATTAATGAATTAGAAAAATGGTTAAAAGAAAATAACTTATATAATACAAATGACAATATATTAAATAAAATAAAGGAATTAAAAGAAAATGAGTGAAATAGAAAGTCTATTAAGTATTTATGAAAAGATGTTAGATGAGTACAAGATAAGAATAATTAAAAAAGACGGAACAACTGATAAAGAAGAAAAAGTAAAGGTTAAAAAATGATTTTATTACTTATATGTATTTTATTAATTAGTATTATATTCTTTATACAAAAGCATTAACTTGCTTTTTTTTGTTTTAAGATATATAATAAAATTGTGAGGTAAGATATGATAGAATTTTTGTTGGGAATATTTTTTGGCATTATTATTAGTATAGTTATTATGTATTTTAGAGAACACAAATGATTATATTAAAATATTATTCAATAGTCTTGTTTAGTATTTTATTACTGATTAACTTTTATCTTGTATTAAAAACTAAACATTTATTTAAGTTAAAAAATATCTTTACATTAATTTCATTGATCTTATACTTACCAATTTTAATTTATTTGATTTTGAGGTGATATTATGCCAGTACATAAAGTTAAAGGTGGTTATAAATACGGAACATCAGGTAAAGTTTATAAATCACGTAAGAAAGCTGTAAAACAAGCACAAGCAATAGCAATTAGTAAGAAGAAACGAGGTTGAAAATATGGCAACACAAAAAACTAAAAAAGATAATAGAGGTAAACCAAGAATATTTAAAACAGAAAAAGATTTTTATGATAAATTTAAAGAATATATTAAATATTGTAATGAACAAGAAAGACTACCTAACATTGCTGGTTTTTGTGTATATGTAGATATTAATAGAGATACGTTTTATGACCAAAAAGCATTTTATCTCGACACCTACAAAAAAATTGACCAGATGTTAGAAGATGAAGCATTAAATAATAAGTTTACTAACGACACATTAAAAATATTTTATATGAAAAATAAATGTGGCTATAAAGACAAACAAGAAGTCGATAGTTCAGTTAATATTAATAATCCGTTTGCAAATATGACAACAGATGAATTAAGAGAAACATTAGGAAAATTAGAAAATGAATAAAAAAGAAAAAGCGATTGAATTAATTAAGATACAATTGGCTAGACGTTCATTATGGGATTATTGTAAATTAACAAACGCACAATTTTACAAAGAAGATAGAGCATATTTAAAAGATATGTGTAACAAGATACAAGACTTTTTTTCTCAAAATGAAAAGAAGTTTTTAATTATTAATTTACCTCCTAGACACGGAAAGTCATTTACAAGTAAAAACACGGTGGAATGGTTGTTTGGTGAAAATCCTTCATTAAGAGTTATGACAGGTTCATACAACGAAACATTATCCGGACAATTTGCGAAACAAGTTCGTGATACTATACAAACAGAAAAAGTTGATGAAAAATTAGTTTATAATGATATATTCCCAAATACTAAACTAAAACGTGGCGAAAGTAGTGCAAGTATGTGGGCATTACAAGGTAATAGTCATAAATCATATTTAGCAACAAGTCCAACAGGAACAGCAACCGGTTTTGGAGCAGAAATATTAATTGTAGATGATGTTATTAAAAATGATGAAGAAGCATACAACGAAGCAACAAAAGATAAACATTGGAGTTGGTTTAATAATACAATGTTATCACGACTAGAAAATGATTGGAAAGTTTTAATTATAATGACACGTTGGGCAACAGATGATTTGGCTGGTCGTATTATAGAAACATTTGGCGATTTAGTAGAATTAATAACTTATAAAGCAGTTCAAGATGATGGAACAATGTTATGTAGCGAAATATTATCAAAAGAAGATTTTGATATTAAGACACAAGAAATGAACGAAGATATAGTACAAGCGAATTATAATCAAATGCCAATAGATATAAAAGGTAAGTTATATGAAGATTTAAAAGAATGGGAAACATTACCAAAAACATCAAAAGTTTATTCATTAACAGATACAGCAGATAAAGGCGAAGACTATTGCGTAACAATACCTTATATTGTAAATAATGGAGATGTTTATATATTAGATATACAATATAATGACAAGCCAATGGAAGA